GGGTTGTGGCTGTTACTGGTATTGCGGCTACGGCTTGTGTAACTGCCGCTACTGTTGAAGTAATTGTTTGAACAACTGTTGTTGCAGTTTCTACTGCTGGTGATACATTTGACACTTCCGCTACCGCAGTAGTTGCTGCAGTCACCGCAGTATTTGCTGCTGCTACGGCTGTATTAGATGCTGTTACCGCTTGGACAGCTGTTGCTATTGTTACTGTTGCTGTGTCTGAGGCCTGTGCAGCTTGTGCTACTTCTGTTGTTGCTGTTGCAAGCGCTGTATTAACTGCCGACTGTGCAGGACTTACTACAACTTGTTCGGATGGTTGTGGCACATCCTCAGCATAAGCAAGGCTTGGACCGAAAAGAAAAAGCCAGCCAACAATAAATAGGCTGGTTAAAAAATACTTTATCTTTCTAGTCAACTGAGGATCCCCCAAGTAAAACAATATTTTTGTTTACTTAGTAATTATAGCAGAATGTTAGTTTAAATTACTTAGGATTATCTGTTTTATAAAATCCATTGCCTTTAAACTGTATTCCAAACGAACTAAAATGTCTGATCATGTTTGACTCACATTCAACACACGTATATCCTGGGTCATTATCTGATATTGATCTATGTACTGACATTAATGGGTGTGCTTCATCGTATGAGCATCTATATTCGTATACTGGCATTATAAATTTTCCATATCTAGTATTAGAGTGGCTCGTGGTTCAAAAACTTCTACCTGATGGACAGTACCCTTAGGAATAAAAAATAAATCATTTGGCTCCAGAAGATAGGTTATTTTTTCTAAATTTGTAACATCTATTTTTGATTCTGGATCATATATTTTTTGGGGGTATGGTTTATATATATTATAATTAACTGATCCAACAGATTGTATAGAAATAACGTTAAGTGTGTCTGAGTGTTTCATTCCAATAAACTCATCTTCTGATCCTCCTACAAAATTAAGTGATGACTTTACTGTAAACGACTCTTTATTTTTAAGCAGCGGGATAAATGTTTTTATAAAAAAATTAATTTCATCAGAAATAATTTCATCTTCTGCGGTTATATTGGATTTTCCAATATCCCAAACATGAAAATGAAAGTTTACAGAATTTTTAATAATTTTAGTGTATGTATCTTGGGCTCTTTGTATTTGATAGGTACCAATTTTTTCCAGATTTGAAAAATTATATTGATGGTTTAAGATATTAATATGCATATTCCAGGAATGATTAAATTCAAAAAAGTTTTTAATGTGCAAAACTTCATTGTTTTTAATACTTAAATCAATTTTAGATCTAAGTTCATCAATTGGCATGATCATTTATCTACCCTTTGGCTTATTTTTTAACCTTGCTTTTGCAAGTGCCTCAAAGTCTTTTACTTTAGTATCCCCTAGATATCCCCAAGCATACCCGTCTGTAATCATTTGTTCATTTATTGACACTGTCTGATCATCTATAAATATCCATCCAAGTATTCTTCCATACTTTTCAGATGAATCCATTTTTTCAGTTTTAATTTTAACAGATTTAGCATCTTTTAATTTATACTTAAGATACTCTTTTGCTTCAAGACCAAGCTTTTTTTCAGCCAAATCTTTTGTTCTTGATTCTGGTGTGTCTATGCCAGCAAGTCTTACTCTTGATGCAAAAAGTATATCGAATCCTAAATCAATAAGAACATCAATTGTGTCCCCATCAACTACACCTTCTACTTTTCTAACGTAATACTCGTACATTATTTAGCTGCCGCAGGCTTTCCGCCGCCGCTTTTTACTGACTTTGCTGGTGCTGCTTTTTTAGCAACTGGCTTATCTGTTTTTGTTTTAACAGCTTCTCCAAATGCTGGGCGACCAAATCCAACAATGAAAACTGGCTGACTCTTACGAAGCTTTGAACCATTCTTTTTCTTGTATGCACGATTTTTAAGGCATGCTTGTCCGCCATTTCTTTGATCTCCCTTTTTATCTGGGCTAGTGTTTCCTTCTGCAACATCAACTGTTCCATCTGCATTAACTGCAACGACAATTCCTACATGCGAAATTCTATCTACACCATCATTTGGAAAATCAAAATAAACTATATCGCCAATTGCAGGTGCTGCTGTTTCCACTGGCTGCCATGTTCCTGCTTTAATAAATGCTTGTGCACCTGCTGGAGTGTAAACTGTGTTAGGAACTTTTACGCCAGCCTCATTTGCACACCACATAATATAACTTCCACACCATGGTTGAAAGTTAGACTTTGTAAACTTACCATATTTTGTTTCGTTATCTTTCGGACCTTCAATGTATCCAATTTCTGCTAATGCTACTTCTACCAATCTTGCTGCTGATCCTTGTACTGCTGCCATTTTAATTCTCCTTAATTTTCTTTATTTCAGTATTTAAAATAATACATCATTTATATTCTTATTATACCATTTTTATATTTAGATTATCTAATTGAGTTATTTATATGAAGAAGTTTAATTGACTCAACGTTTACATGTTTTGGCATAGAAATTGCCCACCTTACTGATTCTGCTACGTCTTGAGGCGTTAAACTATTATCTGGGTCCCCTTGATTTCTGCTATTAACATTTCCAGGAGCAATCTCTGTAACTCTTATTCCAGTACCAATAAGCTCCATTCTCAATAGCTCTGATAAAGCAACCTCAGCGTGCTTTGATACAGTATATCCAGAACCACCGCTATACACAAAATGACCACACGTAGAAGTTATAAAAACTATATCACCCATTTTATTCTTTATCATGTTTGGTATTAAAAGCCTAGACAGATTTACTGGAGCTAAAACATTAATTTCATAAGAGTATCTCCAGCTATCCATTAGGTCATCTTTGATATGATTATTGGTTGCCCCTCCGCCTGCGTTATTTATAAGGATGTCAACTCTGTCTAAACTTTTTACAAACTTAAGAACCTCATTCTCATCTGTAATATCTAAAACATATGGGAGTATATTTGAGCAATCTTTTGCCAAAGCATCCAACTCTTTTTTGCTTCTTCCAACTGCTATAACATTTATTCCATCATTTGATAGAGCTTTGCATATTTCTTTTCCTATGCCAAAGCTCGCTCCAGTAACAATTGCAGTTTTCATTTTACTCCTTTAATCTAAATAGTGCCCTTGGCAGGATTTGAACCTGCGGCCAGTCGGGTAGAAACCGAATGCTCTGTCCCCTGAGCTACAAAGGCATACAAAGTATATCAAACATCTTTAACTTTAGATATAGCTTCAATAAATTTATCTGCTATATGCCTGTGTCTATGCGTACCCCAGTGTGCGCCTTGTGCCCCATAGTGTTTATCAAATCCAATGTGGAATAGTTCTTGATCTAATTCAAATAGGTCTCTGTGACATTTTATTTCATTTCGATTTGCCTGTCCTGAATCATAATGAAATTCAATCATGTTGTCAAAATCTACGTGCCACCTATCACAATTCAAATCAATTAACCCAGGGAATCTTTCTGGATTTCTTTTTTTAACTATTTTTAATGAGTTCATATGAAAGCCTTGCCAGGTTGACCATATAAATTTTATATTATTAGATAAACAATATTGCTCTAAAATATTAATAGACATCATTGATAAATAATAGGAGGTGTCTGGTTGAATTATATCCTCTATTTGTGTTGGAAGCTTTAAAATTTTGGGACCATCCATTTCTATATGCACCTTTTGTATATTTTCATAGTAGCTATTTTTATCTGCAATATAGTCTTGACCTTGAGATAAAATATAATTTCTTGCATTGTCATATTTGCTATACCCATATTGATAATTTTTAATTCTAAATGTTCTATATGGGTCTGGGAATAAACATACTAATATTTTTGGATTTCCGTATCTTCTAAAATATTCAAAAAGATTAGAAACCATAAGCATTGTTGAAGATCCTGGTACTCCTAAATTTTGATGTTTAACATTAAAATAATCTGAAACTTTTTTAGTCCATAAGTGTTCAAGAGTAATTCCTGCCCCTAGCGTGCATGAACATCCAGAAAATAATATATCTGGATTGCTTTCAAATTCATCTGATCTAAATCCTTCTGAATTAAAAATATAATGCTCGGCAAATTCCCCTCTTATTATCGGAGCTGGAGGCTTAAACTCATTTAAAAAAAATGAGTCTATTGCTTCTACGCTTAAATTGTAGTTATTATTTTTTTCTAAACATCCTACGTACTCATCTAGATCCATTAATAAATATATCTTTCTCTTTTTTTATCTTTTTTAAAAATTTTTTTAATTTTAAAAAAAAATGTGTATAAATAATATTTAATTAACATTTATTTCTCCTTTTATTTGAATTAAACTATTATACTATGATTATATTGTTCTTGCCATTTTAATATATCTTTTGCATCATTTAATAAAGGTTGTCCTTTTATATTTAAGCTAGTATTAAGCAATACTGGTACACCTGTTTTTCTATAAAATTCACCTAATAGTTTATATAATCCTGGATGCTGTTTGCTATTTACTGTCTGTACCCTTGATGTACCGTCAGCATGAACCACAGAAGGAATCTTTTCTGGCTGTAAACATTTAACGGTATACTGCATATAGGGGCTAGCAAAATCCATATCAAACCATTTAGAAGCATGTTCTTCCATAACTACAGGAGCAAAGGGTCTAAACAATTCTCTTTGTTTTATTAGATTAACCTTGTCTTTAATGTTGGGATCTCTTGGATCTGCAAGAATACTTCTGTTTCCCAATGCCCTTGGACCATATTCTGCTCTCCCTGACGCCACTGCTGCAATTCCATCTTCTAAAATTTTATTCAATATTTTTATAACTGGATATTGATTATTTAAATTATGTCCTAGATATGGTCCTTCCCAATTAAGATGTTTACCATACAAAGCAGCAGCTGCACCCAAAGATGATCCTGCATCACCTGGATTTGGCATAATCCAAATCATGTCAAATATTTTCCAGAGCAAGGTGTTAGCTGATGAATTAAGTGCACAACCACCCATAAAAACTAAATTATTTTTATTAGTAAGGTTTTTTGCCATACGCATAAAATCATTTAGTCTTTGTTCGTAAACAACCTGAACAGCAGCAGCAATATCAAACCTATCTTGATCACTTATTTTCATACCCCAATCAATAATTCCTTTATGAAAGTTATATTTTTGTCTATTGTATTTTGGGAAATATTCATCAACTTCTTTATAATATCTTCTCCAGTCACCATAAGCAGCCATACCCATCATAATATATTCTTCTTGGTTTGGCATTAAGCCAATTAGCTGTGTAAATGCAGAATAAAATAAACCAAAGCTTACTGGATAATTTTGTTTATACTTTAATTTAATCTTTTCATTTTCGCCAGTCCATATAGTAGAGGTATTATATTCTCCCATTGAATCTAAAACTACAATTACAGCATCTTTAAATTGGCTTGTATAGTATCCTGCTGCTGCATGAGAATAATGATGTTTAAAATAATGAACTGGAACATTTAGTGGAATATTTGGCTTCCAGTCTCCAGCGCCGCCCCTTAATAATATTCTTGATCTTTTTAACCATGGCTTTTCATAATAAGCAATTGCATCTGGAGTGCCATAATTTAATGCATCTAAAATGATTTCATCATTGTTATACCAATCATTTTTTTGTTTACTATACCTTTCTGAGTGTGCAGCAAATAAGATGTCTCCGTTTTTAATTAAAGAAACTGATGCATCGTGTGAAGTTTCATTAATTCCTAGTATTATCATTTATCTTTCCAATTTTTTAAATAGTAATTATAAAATATTTCTGCTATGTGTAAATGCCTATGAAATCCAAAGTGGGCATACCTTGGGCCAACCAAATCTATATCTGAGCCAAAGTCAAAATTTTCATGATACATGGTCTTTTTTTCATGTTCATGGCATAAAATTATTTCTTTTGTATCTTTATTGATATAATTACATACGCTATTTGTAAAGTCAATATCCCAGGAGTCTGCTTCCATGTCTATCATTTCTTCATAATACATTGATTTTTTTTTCTTCATTTCATTTAAAATATAGTATTGTCTTTGATCCCAGGTTCCCCAAACAAAATTAATTCCCTTTGCTTTACAATATTCAGATAAAATATTTATCATAAAAGATGAATAATATTGTGATACATCTACTGGAATTGCAATTTCTGGGTCGTATGGAATTTTAAGGTATTTATTAGATAGATCTCCTCCACCTAGGTGCACGATGTTAACGTAAGGATTAAATATTGTATCTCTTTCTTCTAAATTAAACCATTTAGTATTTATTGGCATTTCAAATCTTTCAAGGGAGGGGAAGAGAGCAAATATGTACTCTGGGGTTCCAATTTCTTTTATATACCAGAATATTTGTCTTATTTGTCCTATTGTACTATCTCCTGGCCATGAAAGGTTGTTGTGTTCTAAATTCATTTTTTTAGACAACTCCTGTGCCCACCAGGATTGAGCGGTAATAGAACATCCAGATATAAGTATCGGTTTATGTTCTTTTATTTTTCTAATTTCAGCGTTTTTACCTTCTCCCCATTCTATTAAAGGAATATCATTGCTTGTTAAATCAAGGTTATAGTTAAAAGAATACAGCTGTTTTTTTATTTTATCGTTCATTTCATAAAATTCATTATTTTTATTTTCTATAAATGCTTGATAAAATGAACCATCATACTCATGAGTTGTTGTATCAAAAACATAAAAATTATCTTTATTCATTTATTCTCCTTAGTTATTAAAATTTTACCTATATTGTTGCTACATATACCATAAACTCCGCTGTCTTTTTCCCAGCCAACTGGTAATGTATCTAAATAGACCATTATTGAAAATGGAGTTATCATTTTCCCTGGGTACGTCCATATATATTTTTTGCTAGTTAATGAAAAATAATCAAATTCCTGCCAAAAAAAATTAGCTGTTGGAATTTTTTCTAAAAACATATATAAAGATTCTATATTTTTACAATGTATCCATAATTTTTTTATGTTATCTATTATAAATTTTTTTTCAATTAAATACTTCGGCTTATCGCTACCTAAATAAATATTTTGATTTTTATCTAGCCAAACATCTATTTTAACATCATATCCCATGTTTAAAGCATTTATAATATATTCTGGATTATTTTCATTTAACTGATTGTCTCCAAAAAGATTTCCTGCGTTAGAAATAAGTTTCATTTGGCCACCATTTATTTTTTGTCAATACTTAATTCTACAATTTGCTGTACATATTCTGAAAAATGTTTTCTTACGCTACCTTCTGGTCTATGTCCAAGTGCGAGCCATATTCTTTTGTATTCCATTATATTAGAAAATGTTGTTGGGCATACAACCAGATCTTCATATTCTTTTAAAACTGTAGGTAGGGGAACGTGTTTACCGCAGCACTTACAGTCCTTGGCTTTTTCTTGATACGTGCTCATATTATTAACATCCTGTCCATTGATTCTTTTAATGCATCAGGCATTCTTGGTGCCCTAATCATATTTTGTGAATATTCTATTTCTTCATTATCCCTATCATTTAGCATTGAGCTATATGTATGAATATCTACTTCTTGATTATTTTCAAATCTGGTTCTGCTTATTGCGTTATATATTGATCCACATACAGCATCGGCTAAGTCTTTTGATCCTTTTCTTGGGTGATCAACTCTATCACGCATAATTTTTAGTTGAAGTAATTCATCAATTAAAAGAGGTATTTTTGGACCAAGTAATCTTTCTTCTAATACTATCATTGCCATATCATCGTAGTGTTTTTTTGCAACTGATAAAATTTCTGTATTTATTCCATACTGCTTAAGCTGTTGCATCATATCGTGAGAGTTCCATCTGTCAAATGTGCAGACACGTATTTTAAAGCCCATGGTTCTTAGTGCTAAAATATAATCTTTAACCTCAGTAAAATCTACAGATTTATCTGCTGTCGGAGTCCAATACCTTACGGCATCAACTTCTACTATTGGTGCTGGTTGAGAATATTCATTAGTTATTTTTATGTTAACCCATTTTTGAACATGAGCTAGCGATACTGCACAATGGTCATGCTTTTGAGCTAAGTCTACGTGTATAAAATATTCTTTATCTGGGTCTGGAGCAAACCAATTTTCAAATCTTCCAAAACCATCTATGGCAATTGCTGTGTTTCTAAATGCAGACTCAATTTTCTCTCTTGATTTAAAAAATGCGTCTATTGCTTCTGCTGGCATACAGGCAAATCTTCCTAGTGCATCTGATGGATTTTTATAAAATGCAACTTTAAAATCATCAATTTTTCTAACTGGGTTTACGTCCCACGTTGGTCTTTTTAGAGCGTACATCTTTGGATACTTATATGAAATTATATGGTCTTCTTCCCATTCAACATCAAACTCATTGCCTTCAGTTCCATCTGGCAAATCATCATCTAATTTAAAATGATGTGTCCTAACAACAGTCTCTTTTTCTGCAACAACGTCGTCGTATCTTTGCTGTATGTAATCATTTTTATATCTTGGAAAAGATAGCAGGATAACTTTTCCAAAATCTGGAAAACGTGAGTCAACTGAAGCTCTATACATGTCATAAATTGCAGATCCAGTTTTAGCCTGCTCGTGACCAGTTGTATTATCTATTGCAAATCCAGAAATTTCATCAAGTATGATTACAATAACGTTGTAACCCTCCCATGCCTCTCTTTCGGAGTGTCCTGAATGTACTGTTATTGCTTTATCAAATTTAATTTCTGATGCTTTAGATTCATATTTACCAGCAAACCAGGGTGATCTGTCGACTCTTGTTTTAAAGCCTTTAAAGAAAACATTGTTTGCTTGCTGAGAGTTTATTGCAATATTAATAATATCTATTGAATCACCAGGAGGCTTGCCGTAATATGTAGCTGGATCTTTTAAACATAATAGTAAATAAACTATATAGGAAACTGCAATTGTAGAACAATAATCTTTGCCAGAACCTTTGCCTAGCTGTGCAACAACCTCGTTGGCTGTTTGCTTAAACATTCTTTTTCCTTCTTCTTCGCCAAACAATTTTATAAGTGTTGATTCTTTATAGATCTGAGAACTTTTTTCAATTAATGTGTATTGATATTCAGACAATGGTGGCAGTCCTAAGTACTCTGGACTTTGAACAAAGGTTCTTAGATCTACTGGCTTTTCTTCAAATTCTTCGCCGTCAAGTATGTCAATTAAATCATTAAAATCAAAATCCATTATGCTGGAACCTTGACTATTTTATATATATGGTTGCTATATGAATATCTTTTTTTAGACAATAATGGTTTAACTCCGTGTAAACATAATGGACTTGAACTATGAACAACTAAATCACCAGGATTTGGGGAATATGTAATTCCCTGAGTTGGGTAATATATTTCTCCACCATCAAATTTATTAAAATAAACAACTGTGCCGTAAACAGAAAGTTCTTTTTCTTCATAAGGATTCCCATCTACATATGACTCAGCAACTTTTTCTATCTCTGCAAAATCATGTACATCTGAATGCTCTCCCCAAGAATCGCCTTGCACCAATCTTGTTGCTGTTCTAGCTAATCCCAAAAACAGTCCATCTGGTATTAAAGTAAGCATTTTATTTCTAACCAAAACAATTTCTTCAAATGGTTCTGTTCTACGAATAACCATATCTGGCCTATCTGATATCCACTGATCTTCTTTTAGTTCATCTAATATATTTACAATATTATTACATTCTTCCTGAGATAAAAAGTTTTCGTATACATATATTTGATCTCCGATTTGTTTAAATTTTTCAAACATTAGACGACCTCTTCTGAATCTATTATAACTGATTCAACTATACCAGTAATTTGAGATAACCTTTTTGCAACTTCCATTTTACATTTTGAACATGTAGAAGTTACTTCTTTTAATATTTTTACCAGGACTTCCTGTTTGCGCTCTGCTTCTGCAATTTGAGAAGCCAATTCATTATTTTCAAGCACTCCTACTTCTTGGAGCATACCTATTCTTTTGCCTTCAATGTCTGCTATAAGCTTTAATGCTCCAGCCTTAACATTTAGCTGGCCTAATTGATCTGCGTCCTCTACGGTCTTCCAGGCCTCTTTAATGAGCATTGCATAGTGCTGGTCAGCACCCGATATGGCTTCCTTGGCACGGTCTCTAAGGCTGCTATCATTATGAACAACGCTCTTCCATTCATCAATAAATTCAACAACTTCTTTACGAGAAAATCCAGTTATAGAAGCAATCTGGGTAGCACTGTTACCCTTAAGTAGTTCTTCAACTACCTTGTTCATTCTATCAAAATGTTGTGCTAGTTCTATTTCAGCCATATATTTATTATACTTCTAGTTGACTGAAATAGCAAATTTCTTAGCAATTTTAAGCAAAATAAGGTAACCAATCATATCTTCAATATCATTATCTCCAGCAAATCCTGAGCCATTTTTGATCCTATTAATCTTATCGTCAATTCTGATCTTAATCTGCTCTTGATTATCTGCCTGAGAAAATATACGAATGGGACTTAACGCAGAATCTCCATATGATATATTTTTTTTAATTAGCATCTCAGCTATTTCAAGACATTCTTTAATTATTTTATTTCCTGATGGAGCATCAGTTGCTATTAATTGTAAATCTGCCATCCACATCTGATAACCTTTATCTTTTTCTGGATAACCCGCCATTATTCCATCTCCTTATATAATTGCTTAAGACCCTTTAGTGTGCCTATGTCCATATACTTTCCGCCTGGCTTTACTGCTTTAATATCTAAACTCATATCTATCCAATCTTGTATTTGTTTTCCTGGATGCTCTAACTCTGGATCAATGTATCTTATCATATTTTTACGGAATAACATAGTCCCCCACATATATGGATATTCACAGTTAGCAGTTTTATCCATAGAAGAAAGAACCTTGTCTCCAGATAAAAGAAGTTGTCCAACTCTTCCCTTTAAATCATCATTGCATTCCCATGCTCCAAGGATAAGGTCTCCAGACAACTTCATCATTTCCTTGTAAATATTTTTTTGAGCACCTAATATATATGTATCTGGCATTCCAACTAAAACAGTATCGTTATATTCTCCAACCATAAACTTAACTGCATCAGACATTGTTGATGGCTCACGAACAATAATCTTAACATTCATGTCCATATTTTGAATTATTGGCACCCATTCAGAACGTGTAGAAATTCTTACTTCATCACAAACTTCAAGCATTTGCTCTACATGCCATTGTATTAAAGATCTTTCATCAGATATGGGAAGACAAAATTTTGGTATTCCTCCGACCCTTGAAGCTTTGCCAGAAGCTGGCAATATACCTATCGTAGCCATTCATGATCCCTTCTTTTATCTAAATTCCAACCTTTATGATGTAAAAAATTTAAGCCTTGTTTTTCAATAAAATAATCTCTATTTTTAAGAAAAGTTTCATTATTTTTATTGCGTAAGCTTTCATCGCTATGTATGGTTTGAGAAGCTCCATGAGGAGCATTTACTTGAATTTTTCCGCTAACATAATTGTCTTTAAACGACGACCTAATAACTCTTTCGTAGTAGTCATTATCTTCAAAATAGATCGGGTAGAAATACTCATCAAAAAGACCAACTTCTTTTACAATATTTTCACCCAAAGTAAAGGCGCTCCAGGCTTCGGTTGTTAATACCAAATTATCGGACCCGCTTTCATTGTGAAGTTGTTCTAAAGAGCCTGGTATCCAATGAGTATCTGCGGAAGAAAACATCCAATATGTTTCATGAGGATACAGTTTAATAGTTAAATTCCATGACGCAGACATTCCTAAATTAGATGGAAGATTTAAAACCCTAACGTTTAAATCTTTTCTTCTTGGAATATAACTTTCTTTACCGTTATTAATAATTAATATTTCTTTAACTGGATAATCTATGGTATCCAAATTGTCGTCTAGTAAGTCATATCTATTTAAAACTGGTATTGATAATACTGGAATCATCTTTTTTTAATTAATCCAAACTGCTCTAGGTATCTTTGTATGGTCATAGCAGATACTTGACACTCTTTGCCTATTTCTGTTACCGTCTTTTTTTGAACAACGTACCTTCGGTACAACCATTCTTTACTCTGATATAATTTCATAATGACCATCTCTAAAATGAACAAATTTTCTAGCAACTTGCCATGGAATTACATTTGGGTCTACCCACCAGTCTTCTTCAATATTACTTATTAATATACTATATCCCAATGAAGTTAGTATTTCTCTTTGTGCATCTCTTGATGGAATGTTTTGATAATTATGCGAATCATGTTCATAATGTATAACAGTAAACCTGTATGTGGTAAGTGGTAATGATATAAGACTCAATAAACAACTATTTACACTTTTAGTACCGTCAAATTGAAAATTACCATCAACATCTATAGAAAGGTAGTCTATCTGTTTTGGGAAACTATTTTCTTCAAAGTATTTTAAATAATTAAATGTTGTAGCATCAGCTAAAATAGATTTGTTATTTCTAATTGAATTAAATTGCTCAACATATTTTGGATCTATATCAATTGAAAGTCCAGTCCATTTAAATTCTTTTTCTAAAAGATACGTGTTGCTACCCGTTAAAGCTTCATGTGATCCAATTTCAACATAGGTTCCGCCCATTTTTCTTTTAAGTATCTCTGCAACAAATATATCCCGTTTATCCCAGGCATAGGTTTCTGTTAGTTTTTCCAATTAAATTTTACCTTTCTGTTAACACTTTATTTGCATAGTGTGCAATACCAAAGGAGTCTGCAACATCAAAATCATCTAAAGAAAGGTTATATTTTTTATTAAAATAATCTACAGTTCTTTGCTTACGCATATTTCTTATTTTATTTTTATACCAGGAATCAGTATACCCTGGATTGATTAATCTTATAGCAGTTTTTTCTTCTTTTGTTGGGTTCTTGTTTCCAATGTACGCTTGCCAAGATGTCGGAGATATAGTGATAACACTAGCACCAGTAGACATAAGCTCAGCAATAACAACACCGTATACATAAGATAATTTTATCACAGCATCAGGCGATCTGACAAGGATTGCTCCTTCTACGACAATATAGTCTGACTTTAGTTCATCAAGCATAAGAAACATTTTTTTCTTAGCGTCATATATTTTTTCATATATGTCTATTCCTTCAAGATGCACCTTGCCCCACTTAATTGGCTTATCATTTTCCATTAGGCAGAAGGCAATTGAATTTGTTGAAGCATCTATACCTAAGACCCTATTTGCCTGAGTCTTAACTAAGCTAGCTAATTTCATCTATCATTCCTAGCAATTTAGATCTGGCAGAGTCGCTATTCTTTTTCTCACAAGATGAACATTTAGTGCCCTGATTATATCTGCTTAATTGAACTCCGCATTTGCACGCCCTGAAAGCGCCATTTCGTATAGACTTTTTTTCATAATATTTCTCCATTATTCTTCTATTAGTTGCAACTCTACAGCACTCATCAGTGCAATATTTTTGATTATGAGTTTTAGCCTCAAAATCTTTTGAACATTCTTTATTATGACATATCATAATGATGGTACCTTAAATAATTCAATTTGTACTTCTCCTATTGGTGTTTCTTTACTGTAGCATTCTTTTTTGACTGGGCAGTATGTGCATGGCATTTTAGATTTAGTTGATCCAGCTGGACGCATTGGAAGCCCACCCTCTTTAAAGTTATCCCATACCTCCTGCATCCATAAAAATGTGTCTTCAATTATTTTTTTATTTTTATCATTCATTGCCACTGGAATAACAAGTATCTCCTGAGTGTTTTTATTTTCATAAAGAAAAAAACCTTCTTTAGCATTTTTAAGCTTCATGTAAGTGAGCAACTGTAGCATATGGTTTGGTGAAGATTTCATTTCCGCCTGCCTTGTATCCCAAACTTCCTGCTTTGCAGTTTTAATTTCTCCTATAACCGTTTCACCATTGTACTCCATAATCAAATCAATAAATCCTCTAATAGGAGGGTATTCATTAATAATCTCTTCTTCTTCAGATCTAAACTCTGGCATAGTGGCAATAAGCTTTTGTAATCTTTCGTGGGCCTGAGTTCCTTGAGCCATATTAGCAACGGCAACTGCATCGTTGTTATCAATAAACATTGCACCACTGAAAGCCATATACCAATATCTTGGGCAGGTTCCATGGCCATAGCCAAGTGAGCTTGGGCTAAAAGATTTTTTAGTCATGTCTCCGTCTGCACGTTTTGTGTTTCTATACGACTCATCAAGAAGCTCTGCAAACTTTTCTGGATCAAAGAACTTTCCAGTATGTTTTTTAAACTTAAGATTTTTTACTATATCTCTACCCATTAATAAACCTGAATACTAATGCTGCGCCGAGCCAAATGCCAACAATACCCATTACTGCAGGAAAGTATGGAGGGGCTGGGACTGGTAATTTAAAAATTGCAAATATGCCGCCTAAAATTGCGCCAGTAAGTGTTGAAAGAAATATATCTTTTATCATTACGAATTATACCTAACTACATATTTAAGTGCATCTACAAGCTTGTCTATGGACTCCTTTAAAGAATAGTACACATTCTTTTTATTATTGTTTTCAGTACCAGCTTTATCTTTTGCAATTGTTGAGTAATATGAAGCCATTACAGCAAACTTAGTTGACATTGCTTGAAGTTCCATTATAAGCATTGGAGATTTAGCAGAAGGAACATCTGGATTCATTAATAGCTTAACTACAATTGCTAAAGCTTTATCTAAATGTTCATCTTTCATGAATTCATGAAGGTCATTAAACTCTGTTATATTACTAATTAGCTCTAATGTATTTTTATCTTCCGCCATTAAATTTTCCTTCCATCTATATATGTTTCCTTTTTAATGTATAAAGGAAATAAATTTGTATCTAAACTTGGAGAATTTCCTTCACGTACAATTTGTCTACCAACGTTTCCTTTGTCAGCGTATTCTTTTACTTTTTCATTTTGTATTTTTATCCATGGTTGTGGCCCATGTAGCTTTAATCCAAGATCCCATTCTTTACTAACTGGATTTCTATATACGGCAAAGGTTCTGACAAAAATTTTATTGGGGTCTGATGTAACTGCCCTTGCACCATGCCAATATGGTTTGCCTGCTGGGAATACGGTTACATCTCCCTTTTTTGGTTTATAAACTATTAAATGATCATTTTCTTCATCAACAAAATCTATCTCTCCGCCTTCGTAGTCATCGTTAAGGTAAATTGTATATGTAAGAATTTGTTTTGGGCCAGGCTCATCTTTTCTATGGTCATGCCAATCAGTATGAACTCCAATAGTATAATCTTCTTCCAAATTTAATTTATGCTGCAAAATTTCAAGGGTGGACAGTGTCATGTTATTTCCATGCAAATCTTCTGCTGCAAACGGGTCCCATTCTTTTATATCATATGTCCATCTTCCATTATCTTTCCAATCTTTAATATAATCAAAATGTACTTTTGAAATTGCATTTAACAGTATGTTGTATCCATTTACATGCTCAATTTTATTATTAGGGTCTCTTGGTTCATTCCATATGCTTCTTAATCCATATGTATACCATGGAGTCCATGTGCTTATTAAAGTTCCGTCTTTTCTTTCTTGTGGTTGAGGCCCATGGAAATCTAAATAAGTAGATAATGCGGGGTCTGTTTTTTCTATATCTTCATAATCTTTTTGAGAATCACGTATTTCCTTAAGCAGAAGATTTATGTCCTCATCAGACAATAAATTACTGTAAACCGTTACTTGCGGCATAATAACTAATTTATCCATTATTTTTCTCCCAAAACTCTATTAGTTCTTCTAAGACTGACCACTCTATTATACCAAGCCTGACTCTGCTTTGCTCTCCAATTATAATTTTGAGTGCTGGATGCATATCCCTATTGACTTTGAATGTATCAGTACATATTTTTGCCCATACATCTTTATTTAAAGTAAATGATTTAGATGCCTCTTTATAATCAACTAGGAATTGATTCCACTGTGCGTCACCTTTTTGATAATTGCCTCTACCGCTATTTTTTTGTGCTTTAGCGCCATCTCTCTTTACTTCAGCTCTTTCTGACATTAGCCAACCTGTATTGAATTCTCATGTCCATTATTACATTTCCATGTTAATAATAACTTTTCATTATCCCATAGACCACCGTCAACATTTAAATCACATTTAGCGCATGGCCTTGTTCCATCAATATACTCTAAATTATTTTGTTCTTGACTTAATTCCTTATTAGGTTTATTTAAAAACTCATTAAGATTTGGCATTTATTTCCTTAATTAGTTTAGTTACAACATCTGGATTTTCTCTAAGATAATTAACTGCTTTTGCACGTCCTTGAAATCTTTCTTCATTTACAGTATACCAGGCTCCACCTTTTTCAATTATGCCACACATTTCTGCAACATCTAAAGTTTCTCCCACTTGATCTACACCTATAGATTGCCCTTGGTAATAAAAATCATATTGTCCAGATAGGTTAGGCGGACCAAGTTTATTATAGTCAATAATCCAATTTACTGGTCTTCCTACTCTTTGCTCAATAATTTTATCTCCTACCTTTACGCCAGCTTTAATTGCATTAGCTTCTGCTTCAGAAGACCATAGCTTAATAACTGTAGAAGAAAAAAACTTTACAGCCATTCCGCCAGTGGGTATGTGGCTGGCATGCATAGAACCAAATTGATTTCTTTGTTGTGATATAAGAACAAGCAAAGTATTTTTATTTGCATAATTAAGCATTTTAACTGCATGAGTCATATCTTTTGCCTCTGCACCAATCTGCTTAGTGTCTTGTAGGTCTTTCATTTCATTTCCGTCTTTTTCAAAATATATTGCTGGTAGCAGTGCGGATATTGAATCAACAACAATTACATCAATTCCAGCATCCATAAGCTTTGTGGCAACATCTACCATATCATTGACTGTTTTAACCTTTGAGTGAATTAATGATGCTGAATCTACGCCAAGGGATTCTGCCCAAGATTGATCGTAGGAGTCTTCTGCGTCTATCCAGGCACATGTCTTGCCATCTTTTTGAGCCATAGCAATCATCTGCAGACAAAAAGAAGATTTACCAGCAGACTTATTTCCCCAAACAAGGGTCTGTCTGCCATATCCTAGGCCGCCCTTTAGTGCCATGTTTAACCCAATGCTTGGTGTTTTTTGTTTGTCAACAACTACGTTCTGTGCTGATTGTACTCTCGCTCTTGTTTTTGGATCTAGCTTAGCTAATATGGTATCTATATCTATTGTCATTTTACTACTTTCTATAATATGGGCTATTGTAGTCTATGAATCCTACTTCGAGGTTTCCCCTTGTGCATTGAAAGCCTATTGCATCATTTGGCTTAAAGCCATCATCTTCGTACATTAATTCAAAACCAAACTCATTCGTGTTGGAATCATATGTGACACACATTGCGCTTCCATTATTTGTAATAAAATCATCTGGCCAGGATTGATCATTTAAAAGTTCTTGTAATATTTCTGCTGGCACATTTATTTTTCCTTGATGTTTTAAGATAGCAACAAATGCACTAGTGGCCCTAAGGTTTTCAAATATTATTCTTAGATCTTCGCTATTCATAATGTCAGTATACCATTAAAACAAATTGCCGTGAAGTGGTAATCTATTTGAATTTACTTCCATTTTTTTATTTAGTTGCTCATCTAAACTATGATTAATAAATCCACCGTTCATCATGGATGCATATAAATCTAGCAACCTAATAATTACATCTGCCATTTCTTCTACAATTTCTTCTGAACCTTTATTTTTTCGTATTGCTTCTAAAACTTCAGTAACCTCCGAATGGACTAAAGCAAGTTTATTACCCAGCTTGTCATGATTCTTTGGTCCTTCCCAAAATCCTTTTTCAATTGCTGTTTCATGAACAATTGCCGCAAGTGCATCTAAACCATAATCAGTTACCACTATCAGATACCTTATTCTTTAGTTTAAATACAAAGTTTTCTTTATCTGAGTCATATTCTACTTCTAGCTCTTTATCTTCGTTTGCTGAATCTAAGAATGTCAATAGCGGAACATTGACTTCCTTAACTGTTTCCATTATTGCAACTAGAACTTTGCTCAGGCTCATATCCTTAAATAGCTCTTCTGGTGTTTTTTCTGTCATTTTATTTCCTTTACATTTAATGTGCCATCATCTAGTTTAGCTAGCACAACCTTACATTTCATACCTTCACGCATTTTTGCAAGTGACATCTTATACATTGTCGGGAATGCAATAACTCGTGTTAATTCCTTTTCACTGTTAGATAATACTATATGGCTCATCATTTTTCCAGCCTTAGTTTTATAAGGCGTAAAGTTAACAACCATGTATTCATCTTCTTCTAAATCATATTCTTTTCTGTAAAGATAGTCAACGAATAGATCTGGTGCATTTGGGTTAATATCTTTTACATTTACATAACGAGCAATTCTATTGTCTCCCACCAAAATAAAATACATCTGGTTTGGCTCAATCTGAGTATCTTCGTGGTGAAATAGTCCTACTGTTCCACTCTCATCTACCAATTCAACTCTAGCCCAACCAGTTCCTCGCTTAATGCTCTTGACCATTCCAAACATAACAAATGATCCTAGGTCATCAAAGTCGTCAATCGGTCTTGCTTGAGCTTTGATCCTTGGTGGAATTCCCTCTAAATTAAAGGTAGGTATACCTAAATATTCATAGTAACTATCTTTTTCATTGCCAGCTCTAGGATTGTCAATAAAAGCAGCACCGCCAATTGCATTTAATGCAGCGATTGCCCTACTATTAATTCCACTTCCTTTTTTAGAAGCCTTGTCAATAAAATCTGAGTAGTCTTTAAAGGGTCTCTTATCCAATATCTTATTAGCAATACTATCTGAAATAAATTTAATTTCAGCTAGACCAAATATAATTGAATTGTCTTTTAAAGAAAAATATATTTCTGATTCATTTACGTGTGGTAACTTAATTTTAAGCCCCAGACGTTTTGCCTCAATTAAATATTCTGTTCTGGCATCCTTGTCATTTTCGTTTTTAAGAATTGAAAACATGAACTCAAGAGGATAATAGGACTTAAGCCAAGCAGTATAATAACTAAGCATAGAGTAAGCAACAGCATGGGAGCGGTTGAAAGAATAACCAGCATGAGCCTCA